AAAAACTATCAACTATATTACAAAATACATGTTAAAAATCGACGAAAAGCACCCAAAATTCAGAGGAAAGGTGCTTTGTTCGGCAGGAATAGGATCAGGCTACCTCAAGCGAGAGGACGCCAAAAAACATGTATATATACCAGGCAAAACAAATGAATCATACCGAATGAGAAACGGAGGAAAACTCAACCTACCTATCTATTACAGAAACAAAATATTTACAGAAGAAGAACGTGAAAAATTATTCCTAGACAAAATTGAAAAAGGGATAGTATACGTACTAGGCATCAAAATAGACCTAAAGACCGAAGAATCAAGATATATAGGGGTACTCGTAAGCGAACGAGAACGATGTGAAAGAATATATTACGACAATCCAAAGGATTGGGAAGAAAGAAAATATCTCAACAGACTCAAAAAACAAAGACAATGGATAGAATCTAAAGCGACTAAGATCGCCGAGAAGGAAAGGAAAAAAGAAGAAAGAAGTGAAAAACGACTAAATAACGACATTGATTTATTCGCCAATATATATTACAACAACCATTCCTATACATAAGCTGCGCTACAGCACAGCCAGCGGCGCGACTGCGTTTTAATCAAACTACTTTGTATTTAACACCTCAAGGCCGGGCGGCCAAGGGTGTATAACAGGAGGGCGAGGTATGCCTTAATCCGGGAGAAAACTACCTTAAGACCAGGATAAGGAGTGACGTGCACCCGACCAAAGGTCGTGGTGTGCGGCTTCGCCGATATCAAGGTGCTAGTCGCTAAGGAGGGCTATGCGCCCTCTGTTACTCCATCACCGTTCAAACGCCACGGAGGCTTAAAAATACTACTGCTAATTAAAGTTAAAAACAAAAGATAAATAACAGAAAATTTTGCAAAATCAAAAAAAACACGCATATTTGTAGTGTAATAAAAAACAAGGAGGTAAATATGTTAATAACAAGAACAAAAGTACGCGGATTTAAAGCGGTAACCATCAAAGATATACCGACACGTATCGCAACAAGACACTACTTCGCATATCAAGAAGTAGAAGGAAGAGAAATAAAATTAATAATAACAAAAAAAACTTTTTAATTATGGCAGCAACAAAATTTACAGCAATCTACGTAAACAATGAAGGCAAAATTATCGAAAGAGAAATTCCAGGTATGAACACGTATAAAATAGCGGAAAAATTCGCCAAAATGCTAAACGACCCGGAAGAAACCAAACTAGTATGTGTAGTAGAATCGTGGAAATTATATCCTAAAGAAAATGAAAAAACCGAAAAGAATTAGAAAATATACAGTAAACGGATATATTTTCGATACATTTCAAGAGTTAAAGAAATATATATATTTTCATATATCTTCAAAACAAAAGAAAATAGGTTACGAACTAGATGAAGATGTTATTACAAAAAAATACATCTTCACAAAACAAGAAAGGAGGTTATTATGTAAAAAAACTTATGACAAAGATTTAGAAGATTTAAAAAAATGGGAAAAAAAACAATTAAAACTATTTTATCATGAAAATCAACGGGACTCAATGGGTAGAAATTATCCGAGCTATTTCGACCGCAATAATTGCGATAATTACAACTCTTTGCGTGCAAAGCTGCACAATGAGTTTAAGCGTAGCCAAGAATAATAACAACGCTTCGCAAAAAACCGAACAAACGTCTACTAGTTCAATAGACTCAACAAAAATAAATATTAATCCTAAAAACTATTAAAAAAAATGGAACAAGAATTTAATGACATGAGAGATGTATTCAAAGTGTTACCAACAACACAAGAAGAAAAAGAATACATGATTGTAATTGGAAATCATTTGGCAACAACAGAAAAATTTCCAACACGTGAAGCAGCAGAAGAGAAAATCAACTCTGTAGACTGGAATCTAGTTGCAGCGATGATATATGCTTGCAAAGAAGCGGACGAATACGAAAAAAAATTAAAACACTCCGCAAAAAAAGCTACAAAAAAAATTACTAACAACAATAAATAAAAAAAACCATGGGAATACAAAGAAATATTGGTAAAAATACCATAGGAGACAATAATAAAATGTCCGTTAGTCTACATGATTACAACATGTCGACACACGATTTATCAACAATCGTAAGAAACACACAGAGCCCGGGAACACTAGTTCCAAACCTATGCATAGTAGGGCAAAAAGGGGATACATTCGATATCGACATTGATTCAAACGTACTTACACATCCAACAACAGGACCTTTATTCGGTTCATTCAAACTAGAACATCACATATATACAGGACCGGTAAGACTGTATAATAGTTGGTTACACAATAACCGGACAAAAATTGGACTGAACATGGAGCAAGTAAAATTGCCACAAATAAAAGTAACTATAAAAACGTTACAGGATACTCCTTCAAATGATGAAAAACAATGGATACAAGTAAATCCAAGTTGCCTACTAGCTTATCTAGGTATCAGAGGATACGCTAATACACCCAAGAGTGGAGAAGGAGTAATAAATAAAAACGCGCTACCTATATTAACATATTTTGATATATTCAAAAATTACTACGCAAACACACAAGAAGAGAATTTCTATATGATTGGAACATCTCCAAAAATAACAGCGGTAGTAAATAACAATCCAATTCCAGATACTGATAATATACCGCTAAACCTAGGAGGAATAACAAACGGAAAAACAATCACAATAACTCCAATTACAATAACCGAAAAAGAGTTATTATTAAGGGTTAAAACATCAACAAACGCAAGAGAGCAAGTGATGACCCCATCACAATTAGGAAACTTTAGTTCACAAATAGACGAAGTAGAAATTGCGATAACAAAAATACCATCAGGGCAAACATGGTATGTGACAGCAATATATTCAACAAAAAGAACATCTCTAGAAAAATATCCGCTAGAAAATCTAGACACAATCAGAGATAAAATACTAATGACACCGGGAGATACAGTATTTGACATATCAAACGAAAACATGAGTGTTGCACCATTAAAAAACTTTGCGAAGAGAAGCGCGCAAGGTGATCTAAACACATCCTTTACACAATACGGACTATGTCTAAAAACATACAACAGCGATGTATACCAAAATTGGATTAACACCGAATGGATAGAAGGCACAACCGGAATCAACGAAGCAAGTGCGGTGGATGTAACAGACGGCAAACTATCCATGGACGCACTAAATTTAGCTCAAAAAGTATATAATTTCCTAAATAGAATTGCAGTAAGCGGAGGTACATATAGAGATTGGCTGGAAACAGTATACACGGGCGGAAACTACATGGAAAGATGCGAAACGCCAATGTTTGAAGGAGGTGTAAGCCAAGAAATCGTATTTCAAGAAGTAATAAGCAACAGCGCAAGCCAAGACGAACCACTAGGAACACTAGCAGGAAGAGGTGTGACAACGGGAAGACAAAAGGGCGGACACATTCGAATCAAGGTAACAGAACCATGCTATATAATGTGTATATGCTCAATCACACCACGCATCGACTACGGACAGGGCAACACATGGGATACATATCTAGAAACCATGAATGATTGGCACAAACCAGCACTCGATGGAATCGGGTACCAAGACTCATTAAACGGTGAAAGAGCATGGTGGACGGACTACATTGCATCCAACGGAGCAAAATTAACAAAAACAGCAGTCGGAAAGTCTGTGGCATGGATAAATTACATGACAAATGTAAACAGAACATTCGGAAACTTTGCACCAGAAATGCCAGAAAGCTTCATGGTACTTAACCGAAATTATTCAATGAACGGACAGGGACAAATAGAGGACTTAACAACCTATATCGACCCAGTAAAATTCAATTATATATTTGCTGACACAAATCTAGACGCTATGAATTTTTGGGTACAAACAAAATTTGACATCAAAGTAAGACGTCTAATCAGTGCAAAACAAATTCCTAACCTATAAAAATTATAACATTATGAATATTCAAAACCAACAAAAAACAACGGAAGACTAGAACCTGTAGAAATATATGAAGGTGAAAGTATTGAAACAAAATGCGCAAGAGTACTAGAAAACGGGGAACCAATCACAGACACCGCACCAATAATCTATACAGCAAAAGAAGATGGAGTACTGCCAGCATACAATATCCGAACAGACAGGTTTGATATTGCAATGAACGCATACGACAAAATGACAAGAAATTCGGCAAAAAAGGAAATAGCACCTAAGCCGGAAGATTTCGGGAATGTACCTAATAAAACAGACGGAGGGTCACCAAGTGAAAACTAAACTGTTTGAAAAGGTATTTTCAAAGCCTTGTAGGTAACAAGCACTCCGGAGTATTATCCGGTTTAATTACCGGATAATACACGAAAGTACGCACCTACAATTTAATATCAAGTAATATGAATATCGCTTTGAACATCAAAGCGCGAAAATGTAAATAATTATGATAGGAGAAATAATGGGAATAGGAGGAGCTCTAATGGGAGTACTCAATGCAAACAGTGCAAGTAACCAAAGCTGGCAAAGACAACACCAGCTAATGGAAATACAAGCTGAATTGAACAGAAAAAACGCCAAGTTCAATACAGCGCAAGCGAAAGAAATGTGGAATTACACCAACTTTGAAAACCAAATGAAACACATAAAAGAAGCAGGACTAAGTCCAGGGCTAATTTATGGAATGGGAGGACAAGGAGGTTCAACGCAAGGAGCAGGAGCAGCAAACGGAGTAGGACTACCTCAAGATCAATCCGTAGGAATGGGTCTAAGAGCACAAGAAATCGGAGTAGAAATGGCAAATGCGCTAAGCCAAATCAAACTTAACGAAAGCCAAGCCAATAAAAACGAAGCCGAAGCGAATAAAATCAAAGGCGTAGATACAGAAGCACAACAAGCTACCATTGACAATCTGATAGCGCAGACCTCAAACGAAAAAATAAAGCGAGGGCTCATATTAGGACAAATCAGAGTAGCAGACGCCGAAGAAGAACTCAAAAGAAATACCGCAGATTGGACGAAAGAAAAAATTGAAGAAACACGCTGGAACATCAAAAGCTTACAAAAGGGAATTGATAAACTAACAGCGGAAATTGACGGAGTAGAACTCGATAACGACCTCAAAAAAAGAACAATCGACAACAAAGCCAAAGAAAGCGCTCTAACGCTTCAAAATCTAATGGCTGAAATATTACTTAAAGGAAGTCAACAAAAAGTCAATGAAGAGCAAGCAAAAGCAATTCCGGCACAAATTCTACAAGGATGGGAAGAACTTACCAAAAAGGAAAAGCACTCATCATCCAAAGAGAACAAATGGAAGCCTATGTACAAGACGTAATAAACAGATACGAACTAGGCAAAAAAGGTCTGGATATTGAAGAGCAAAAGCTCATCAAAGACATTATATTTGGAATGCTAGAAATAGCTTCAAAAGGAGCAGGAGCAGCACTAGGAGCAAAAGTAGGTAAAACAGGTTTTCAATAATTATGTGTCTATATCCTAAACTCATACCAAATAAGCGGTACCTACCAACAAAAAAGAATGGCGGGATACCGCCTGTTTGTCCTGACGAAAGACTACGTTATGTAACAGCAGCATGTGGAGACTGTTACGAGTGCAGGAAACAAAAACAAAGACAATGGGTGGTAAGAATGTCAGAAGAAAACAGGCAAACACCAAACGCCTACTTTCTGACACTAACAATCGATGATAAATCATACAAACAACTAAAACAAAAATACAAATTAAAAGATAATAACGATATTGCAACAAAAGCTATAAGACTATGCTTAGAGAGAGTACGAAAATTAACCGGAAAATCCGTAAAGCACTGGTTTATTACAGAACTAGGACACGAGAAAACAGAAAGATTGCATCTGCATGGAATAGTATGGGGCTTGGGGAATGGAGAGAAAATAACGAACAATTGGAAATACGGAATCACATTCACCGGATATTTTGTGAATGAAAAAACTATCAACTATATTACAAAATACATGTTAAAAATCGACGAAAAGCACCCAAAATTCAGAGGAAAGGTGCTTTGTTCGGCAGGAATAGGATCAGGCTACCTCAAGCGAGAGGACGCCAAAAAA